GTTCGAAGATTGAAGCCCCTTAAGGGCAAGACTAGAAAGAGAGTTGTTAGAAGTGCTTCCGATTGGGAGAAATACTATTCATCAAACGAATGGATTAAATCCGAAGTAAAAGAGGGTAGAGCTGGTGATTTTGAAAGAGAAATCATTCAGTTTTGCTTTTCAAAGAAATCCTTATCATATTACGAAATTAAATGGCAGTTTCATTACGATGTACTTGCCAACGAACAAGCAATAAACGAAAACCTTATGGGAAAATTCTTCCGTAGGGATATAATAAACCAATAGTTATGACAATACCTGAAATCGCACACAAGTACGGAATCTCCGAAGCTTACTTAAACGCAAAAGATGATGCACTTCAAATAGCAGCTGCATCTTTAATAGACCTTAAAGGAATGTTGGAAGCAAACCAACCAAAACCTCCAATTATAGCAAAAATGCAGTTTTTGGCTGATTTTCTTTACGATGTGAAGAATTCTAACCATTAATTTGGTAAATTCCCAAAAAAGTTGTATATTTGTATAGAATATACTAATAATGGTATCTGGGAAGAATAAACTAACGGTCATTAACATTTTAGACACCACATTGGGTGTAGGTTCATCCTTAAAGGGAAATGAGCAGGCTCACCATTGTCCATTTTGTAATCACCACAAAAAGAAACTTCAAGTAAACTTAGATACTCAAAGATGGCATTGTTGGGTATGTGATTCTAAAGGTAGAAGTATCCAATCCCTCCTTCGCAAACTCAATGTAGATATAAGAGACCTGAATAGGTTAAAAGATATCTATGGTGAGGATGATTATACATTAGTTGAGAAAGATGAGTATGTAGCTAAGTTACAATTGCCATCAGAATTCAAACAATTACACTTCAAACCAAATGGATTCCAACCTGAATACAATCAAGCTATTAACTACCTTAAAGAAAGAGGAATTACCCAAGCTGATATCGTTAAATACAACATCGGATATTGTTCTGATGGATTATACTTTGGTAGAATCATTGTACCTTCGTATGATGAGAATGGTGACTTAAATTACTTTGTAGCTCGTTCATATTATAAAGAGGAACGAATGAAGTATAAGAATCCGCCGGTTAATAGAGATGTAATTGTGTTTGATAATCAAATCAATTGGAATGAACCCATTATTTTATGTGAGGGCGTATTTGATTCATTCTCAATTAAAAGAAATTGTATTCCTTTGCTTGGTAAGTTCTTATTAAGTAAATTAAAGAATAAGATTATAGAGAAAGGAGTTAAAGAAGTAACTATTATGTTAGATTCAGATGCTATTGCAGATTCAACTAAACATACTGATTACTTTTTAAAGAACGGAATTAAAGTTCGTAACATTATACCAACTGATAAGGATGCTGGTGAAATGGGATTTAAAAAAGTGAACGAACTCCTAAAGGGAGCAAAACAAACTGGATGGGATGACTTAGTTCTATCCAAACTAAATAATATATGAGGTTAAAGAGAATTTATCACATTGCGGATATACACATTCGTAATATAAAAAGACACAAAGAGTTTAGAGAAGTATTCTACTCAATGTTCGAAGAAATCAAAAAGAGAGGAACGGAAGATTCTATTATCTACTTAGCTGGAGATATCGCTCATGCTAAATTGGAAATGAGTCCCGAATTAGTAAGTGAGATTAGCTGGTTGTTTACGGAATGTAACAAACTATGTCCTACTATTGTAATAGCTGGTAATCACGATTGTAATATGAACAATTCGGACAGATTAGATGTACTTACTCCAATCGTTGATGCATTGAAGTTACCAAACCTAACGTATTTAAAAGATACGCAAGTTTACGGAATCGGAGATGTTGATTTTGCAGTATTTAGTATATTTGATAACAAAGATAATTGGCCTAAAGCTGATACTCTATTTGGTAATAAGAAGATTGCACTATTTCACGGACCTGTTGATAACTCTACAACCGATGTAGGGTATGTGGTTAGTAGTAGACACTTCACAACTGAAATATTTGATGGATATGATTTAGCCTTATTGGGAGATATCCATAAAAGACAAGAGATGATATCACCAAGCGGATGTAAGGTGGTGTACGCCGGCTCTTTGGTACAACAAAACTTCGGCGAGACATTAGATAAGCACGGATTCTTAGTTTGGGATTTAGATACAATGACCTATGAGGAAGTTGATATCCAAAATGATTACGGATACTACACTTTAGATGTTGATGGTGGTATTGTGCCGGATGTAACTGATATGCCGTTGTACCCTCGTTTAAGAGTAAGGGTAACTAATACGGATACAGCAGATACAAAAAGGATGATGGCTGATATTACGGCAAAGTATGGTGTGGAGGATTTTACAATCATTAGAACGGATACATTCAATAAGAAGAAAACCAACGATAGGGAGGCAAGGCTGGAAGTAGATAGTATTAGTGATATAAACCATCAAAACTCTTTAATCGGTGAGTATATTGAACGTATGATGCCATTTGTGACAAAGGAGGACTTAGCTGGAATAGAGAAAATCAATCGTGACATTAATAGTAGAATCCAACCATCAGAACTACAAAGAAACATAAGCTGGAAACCAATTAAGTTTGATTTCAGTAATATGTTCTCATACGGAGAGAGGAACGTAATCAACTTCGATAAGATAAACGGATTGATGGGATTATTTGCACCAAACGCACAGGGTAAATCATCCCTATTTGATGCAATCTCATTTTGTTTATTCGATAAGTGTAGTAGGGCTTACAAAGCATCTGCTATTATGAACAATAGGAAGCAGGATTTCCATTGCCAATTAGAATTCTCCGTAGATGGAGTTATCTATGGTATTCGTAGAGAGGGAAGAACAATCAATAAGGGAAAGAACGTAAAAGTGGATGTGGACTTTTGGAGAGAAGGAGATAGTGGTAGAGAATCACTTAATGGAACGGAACGTAGGGATACAAACCAGGTCATTGAAACCTATGTAGGAAGATATGAGGATTTCATTATGACTGCCCTTTCACTACAAGCTAACAACGCTCTATTCATTGATAAATCACAATCCGAAAGGAAAGATTTGATGGCTCAGTTTATGGGCTTGGATATATTTGATAAGCTGTATGATACTGCTACTAACGATATCAAAGATGTGAATGCACTTATCAGAAATTTCAGAAAGACCGACTTCACTTCGGAATTAGCCCAAAAAGAAAACGACTTGAATTCAAAGAGGGAGGATTATGATAGTTTGGATGCAGAGAAGTTAGAATTAGAAAAAAGAAAGGGTGAATTGGATGAACAAATAATAAACCTATTTCAACAAATCATTCCAATACAAGGTAATTTAAATATTGATGAACTAAATCGTAAAGTTAAAAAGATTGATGGTGAATTAACTAATTGGGGAGATGCTAAATTCGATAAGATACAAAAACATACTGAAGCTAAGGAATTGGTTAAGGAAGCTAAAGAAATGGTTGATTCTAAATTTACCATAAATGGAATTGGTATAGAAGTTGTATATTCAAATTACCAAAGAGAACAAAAAGCTTTAATTGAAGCAGAAAAAACTTATTCAATAGTAAAGTCACAATTAGATTCCGCTAAAGAAAAGATTAATCATTTGGATAAGCATGAATATGACCCAAATTGTAAGTTTTGTTGCGATAATGAATTTGTTAAAGATGCAATGAGAGCAAAAGAAGCATTATCTGAATTGGAGGGGTTTGTTAAAAATGCAACTATACAATGTACGGGTATTCAACAAACTTTAGATTCTTGGGAAGGCGTAGAAGAACAATTCAAACAATGGAAAGAATGGACTGATGAGTACAAACGATTGATTATAGTTAGAGAAAGATTAGAAGGTGATATTAGAACCGCAGATTCTAAAATTGAGTTATTACAGACTCAAAGAGAAACTATAAAAGCTGATATTCAAAGATATAATGATAACGAAGAAACAATCACTAAGAATCAGGCATTAGATACTCATATTCAAAATGTTCGTAGATTAAAGCAAGGTGTGGAAACTCAAATATCAGATGTCAACAAACTTATGTTACGATTAATGTCGGAAGTAGGTGCTACAAAAACCTATATTGACAATATGGTAGCTAAGATGGAAGAAGTGAAAGAATTGGAAAGTAAAAACCAATTATATACATTCTACTTAGATGCAGTTAAAAAAGATGGTGTACCTTACGAACTAATATCCAAAGCACTTCCAGCAATTGAAAACGAAGTGAACAACATATTAGGACAGGTGGTTGATTTCTCAATAGCTATGGATACCGATGGAAAGAACATTAACGCTAGAATCGTTTATGAGGACCAGGAATGGGCTTTAGAGATGTGTAGTGGTATGGAGAAGTTCATATCGGGATTAGCGATTAGAGTGGCTCTAATTAACATATGCAACCTGCCTAGACCTAACTTCTTAGTAATCGATGAAGGGTTTGG